AGCGCCGATTTACACACAGGTGTTATTTAACCAAAGGTGATCCAATGACACGATTGGAGAAATTGAAAGAACTTGAAAGCAATATAAAGGCGGTTATGGCGGTTGCAGAGGACCGTTCATATGCCTCGTTAGCGAAACAATACCGGGAAACTATAAAAGAAATCGAGGAAATTGAAGGAGCGGAATCAAACGGGGATGAGATCGCGGAAATCCTTAACAGCAGAGATGGGCAGCCAGGAGCCGTCCGCACGAATCGCGCCTAAGTATGATAAGTCAGATGGTTTTGCTGCAGCTAAGGTTCTGCAGATAGGTGGAATGATACCAGATCCGTGGCAGGGAGATATCCTGGATGATTGGTTATCGTTTTCACCGTCAGGAAAATGGTTGTGCAAAACTTGCGGCGGATCTGTACCGCGTCAAAATGGCAAAACAGGCCTTGTGGCGGGCAGAGCTGAAAGCGGCATGATCTTGTACAATGAACAGGTTCTTTATACGGCGCATCTACAGAAGACAGCCACAGAAACCTTTGAGGAAATGGCTGCCTTTTTTGATACAGATAAACTGAGGAAATATGTCAAGGATATCAAAACCGCGCTTGGTCGTGAGCAGATCATCCTTAAAAGCGGTGCAAGGGTTAAGTTTTTGGCACGCACTCGCAACGGTGGAAGAGGCCAACATGGAGATCTATTGATTTTTGATGAGGCTCAGGAGCTGGATACTGATGCACAAGCATCATTTCTTCCGGCTATTTCCGCCAGCTTGAATCCGCAAACGATTTATGTCGGCACTCCGCCGGATCCGAATTGTACAGGAACAGTTTTTCGGGATATCCGACAGAAGGCTCTTGATAAAAAGACGAAATCAACAGCATGGTTTGAATTTTCTGTTAAAGATATTGGCGATGTGGCAGACAAAAAGCGTTGGGCGCAAACGAATCCTGCTCTTGGCCGCCGGATCTTAATAACCACTATTGAAGGTGAATGTGAACAGATGACACCGGATACATTTGCCCGAGAGCGGTTAGGATGGTGGACTCCGGTTGTGACGCAGAAGGAAGATTTTGCACTGGATAAGAAAAAATGGGCCGCTTGTATGTCAGAAGATCCAAAACCGGAAGGCAAAACCGCGTATGGTGTCAAATTCACGGCTGATGGCTCAACAGTTTGCTTGGCTGGTGCAGTTATCCCGCAAGATGGCCCAGCGCGGATCAGCATAATTGAAGTCAAAAGCACAGGGCAAGGTCTTCAATGGCTTGGTGATTGGCTTAATGATAGATACAAAAAAGCATCATGCGTGGTGATTGACGGGCGCAATGGTGTTGATGTGTTGGTGGATAAGATCGCAGATACCTGGAAGGCGAAAAACAGTGTGATCCGTCCATCTGTTAAAAATGTTATAGCGGCAGTAAGTAATCTGACCGATGCGATAAACGACAAAACAGTGACTTGGTACAGCAAACAAGAGTTACTGAATGATTCTGCCACCACTTCCGTAAAAAGGCCGATATCAGGCGGCTGGGGATTTGGTGGTGAAAACTCAGCACCGATTGAAGCATGTGCGCTTGCTTTATGGGGCGCGAAAACAAGTAAGAGAAATCCAGCTAAGCAGATGAGGATTGGTTAAATGGAATTTTCAATTGATGTAAACAATGTAATAGGCCTTGATACTTATGAGCGAACACGTTTTGCAAACTTATTGAAACAGTTTTCTAAGCATAAGGATAAGAATAACGAAAAAAACAAATATTATGAAGGAAAAGTGACTCTGGGTGAGGTGAATCTTGGCATTGCATTGCCACCGGGAATGCTAAGTCTTGAGATTGGCTGCTCCTGGGGTGCAAAGACAGTTGATGTTCTCGCCGCACGCAGCATGTTTGACGGCTTTGTTGGCGTGAATGGTGAGGATATTGATGTCCTTGATAGAGTTGTTGCAAATAACAATCTTGTGGCTGAATATATGAAGGCCTGCAGGGATGAATTGAAATATGGCTGTACTTTTGCAACGCTATCTGCAGATCCGGTGATAGGTTGTCAAATTCGTTTTCACTCTCCCCAAACCGCCGCTGCTGAATGGAATGGTGAGAAGGGCCGCATTGATTGTGGTTTTGCAATTATTGATTCTGTGCCGGATAACGATGATCTGAATTGGAAACCGTCATTGATTTATTACTATACTGACGATGCAATCTATTCTATCAAGCGCCGTGATAATAGCACGATTTGGGATGCAACCAGATATTCTCATAAGATGGGCCGGCCACTCATGGAAGCGCTGATCTGGAATGCAACATCAGATAAACCGTTCGGACGTTCCAGGATAAAAGAGCCGGTTAGAAGGTTGATTCAGGGTTATGTTAGAACTATTGCAAATGCAACTATAGGCCTTGAATTCTCTACAGCACCGCAAAAATATTTGCTTGGTATTACTGATGATCAGTATGATGCTGTAATCAATAATAAATTTAAACAATATGTTGGCAGTCTTATAGCAGCGACCACAAACCCGGAGACAGGTGAAAATCCTGTTTTTGGTCAGTTACCACAGGGGAATATTTCACCACATGTTGAAATGGTAAGAATCCTTGCAACACAATTTTCCGCTGCCACTGGTTTATCTGTCACAGATACCGGCGTGGTGAACGATGCAAACCCGACAAGCTCAGATGCGATTCTGGCCCAGAGTCAGACATTAATCGGAATGGCTGAACAGCTTAATGTTGGAAATGGCAATTCTCTCAGAACCATAGCATTGATGGCACAAGCAATAATCAATAATGTATCTCTTGATCAGCTTGGTGATGACCAAAGAGATGTTGTGGCACACTTCAAAAATCCGGCAATGCCTACAGTGGCAATGTCAGCAGATGCAGCTATCAAGATTGCTTCCGTTCGTCCTGGATTCGCTCAGACGGATGTATTCGCTGAGATGATCGGATTTGATAAGGCAGATATCCGCAGAATAAAAGCACAAGAGCAGATGGCGCAGGGTCTTGAACTTGTGGCCGGTTTGGGTGAGGTATAATGTACATTTCCACTAAAGATTGGAAAGCATATATTGATAAATTGCGGGCGCTCAATGAAACAGCAGCGCAAAAGATCATTGCTTATGTCCAGAAATACGGTTTTGCAAATACAGACGCGCTGATCCGGTACTGTTATGCGATTGTGAATAAGTACGGAACAGGTTCCGCTGCATTATCCGCTGCCATGTATGATGCGACCGCTGCCATGTCAAAAGTTGCGGTTCCTGCAGCAGAGATGGCAAGTATTGCAAGCTATGGAGAGGTGGCAAAGACGGTTAATGGTGTCTTAAAAACATCACTCAATGTTGATGAGCTGGCGGGAGCTGTTAGCCGGCTGGTAAAGAAAGCCGGATGTGATACTACACTGCAGAACGCTGTCAGAGATTCGCATTCTAATGAATCATACAGCACAGGCCGGAGAAAATACGGTAAAAAAGCAAATACCGGCGCACAGTTTGCATGGGTTCCAATGGGTGATACCTGTGCATTTTGTTTGGCATTAGCGGCAAATGGCTGGCAATATCAGACAAAACAGGGAGCTGCAGCGCACGCGGAACATATCCATTCAAATTGTGATTGCACATATGCGGTCAGATTTGGAAATTATGGCGGCATTGAGGGATATGATCCTGATGCCATAGCGGATCAGATCTGGAATGATGTGGTGGCACAAGGCGCAACAGACGGATACAAGGATCTGGATTCTTTCTATCATGGCGCATTCAATTCTGATGTGATCAATGCTGTTAGGCGGCAGAATTACGCCAGGAATAAAGAGGAAATAAACGAACAAAAGCGGTCAGCTTATGAAAAACGGCAGGAATTGAACAGCTCAGCGGCTGAAGAGAGTGAGGCATAATGGAGCGATATGTTATACACGCATGCCCGGATCGGATGTGGTATGTGGAAGGATTTCTTGTGCCATCACTCTTAGAACAAGGCATCAGCCGTGATGATATTCTCATTTGGAATGATGAGGGACGCAAGGGCAATCTCTGGGCGGCTATGGAGTGCTTTGAATATTGTGGAAAGCATGATGGCGGCTGTTGGCATCTGCAGGATGATGTGATTATCTCCAGCACGTTTGCTGAACGCACAAAGGCCGCAGATAAACAAATCATGTGTGGTTTTTGCCATGTAAGTTTTGAGAAGAACGATGGCAGGAGCGTTAATCGTATCGGTGAAGTGGAATCTAAACACATGTGGAGCAGTTTCCCATGTATTTACATTCCGAATTGGCTTGCCAGAGATTTTGCAACGTGGTTTTACAAAAAAGCCATGTACCGCCAGGAATATGTGATGTTTTTACATGAAAAGAAGCATGATGATGCATTCTGGCGGGATTTCATAAACGAGGAACATCCATACGATACAGTGATCAATGTGGTTCCATCACTAATTGATCATGTTGATTGGCTCTTAGGTGGCTCAGTAATAAATACAATGCGGGGTACAAATTGCAGGTCATACCACTGGGAGGAAGAAGAATTGATCTTCCAGCTCAAAGAAAAACTCCGACAAAAGGGATTCGGTAACCGGATCCTTTTTTAATACACAAAAAACGGCAACTCGTGCCAATGAAACGAGGGAAAACATTACTCATTAGGAGGGCAACACAATGCAAGAAACTGTGAATCAGGAAAATGAAACCGTCAATCAGACTGCAGAAGCTACACAGGCAGAAACACCCAAAACCTTTACTCAGGAGGATGTAAACAACATCATCAATAAACGTTTCCCGGACTACAAAATGCTCCAGGAGAAAGCCAAAAAGTTTGATGAGATTGAAGAAGCATCGAAAAGTGAATTGCAAAAAGCAAATGACAAGGTATCTGAGCTCCAAAATGAACTTAATGGATTGAAAAAGGAAAAAGAGGTGGCTGGCATTAGATCGGCGGTTGCCAAAGAATTTGGCATCCCTGCAGAACTTTTAACAGCAGAAACCCAGGAAGAATGTGAAGCGCAGGCAAAGGCAATTAATGCATATGCAAGCGCACAGATGGGTTATCCGACATTAAAAGACGGTGGGGAGGTTCAAAAGGTATCAGACGGATCCACACGGCAACAGTTTGCCGATTGGCTCAATTCAAATTTTTAGGAGGAAAGAAAAATGGCAGGAATACCTACAAACAGAACTAATATTGGTTTACCCAATAGCGTTTCAAGCGAAATTTTAGCAAAAACTCAGGAGCAGTCCGCAGTTATGCGTCTTGCTCGTCAGATCACCCTTCCTGGTAACGGCGCACAGATCCCCGTTATCACTGCAGATCCTGAAGCAGCATGGGTTTCTGAGACAGGCGTAAAACCCGTATCAAATCCCGGCCTTGATAAAAAGGTTATGCAGGCACACAAGCTCGCAGTGCTCGTTCCGTTCTCAAATGAGTTTAGGCGTGACGCTGCAGCTCTTTATGATGCAATCGTTGAGAGGCTTCCTCTGGCTCTTGCTAAGAAGTTTGATGAGACCGTTTTCTTTGGTCCTGCATCTGGATCACTTGCAAACTTTGATAATCTGGCAAGCGCAACCGCTCAGAGTCTTCAGTCTTCTGTATATGGTGGTTTTGTAGCTGCAGATACAGACATTGCAGAGCAGGGCGGTATCATGAACGGTATTGTACTTGCTCCCCAGGGCAAGGGTATTGTTCTTGGTGCTCTTGATGGTCAGAACAGGCCTATCTTCAACGATGTGGCGTCGGATGGCGTGCCTCGTATTCTCGGAGCACAGACGCTCGTTAATGCTGCAGCATACAAGGCAGGAACTTCAGGCACAAGCGGAACTCCTGATGTTGTTGGTTTCGCAGGTGATTGGAGCAAAGCTCTCTATGGTGTTGTTGAAGGTCTTAAGATCGACTACTCATCTGATGCAACTCTTGTTGCAGGATCCGGCACCGGAACATATACAATCAACCTGTTCCAGCAGAATATGTTCGCTGTTCGTGCTGAAATTGAGGTTGGTTTCGTAGCTCAGACAGCTTACTTCAATAAGCTGACCAGAACCCACAGCGCATAATATGGTCAAATTCATCAATAAAACCACAGGCACAGAAATGCTGGTAGCGAATGATCGTGTCCAGGAATACAAGGCAGCGGGTCACAAGCTCGCTGCTGATCTTGGCACGAAACCCAGCAAGGAAGAGCCGAAACAGGAAAAGGTTGAAGCCGCTCCTGTTACGAACACAAAAAGAACAGCAATCAAAAAGAAGAAATGAGGAAGCAACATGGCAGCATATGCACTTGTCAGCGATATTGAAGCAAGGCTTGGCAGAACTTTTGACACCACAGAAACGGCAATCTGTACATCATTGCTGGATGAGGCCGGTGCAATCATTGACGCATACAATCTCAATGCCACAACCGACGCAAAGAAAACTGTATCCATCCGTGTTGTATCTCGTGCAATAGGCACATCGGATGTTGATGTTCCGATTGGAGCTACACAGGGATCCATGTCAGCTCTTGGATACTCCCAGAGTTGGACACAGGGAGCCGGTGCAAGCACAGGAGAGATCTATCTTGGAAAAGCAGAAAAGAAGCTGCTTGGTGTTGGTGACAATATCGGTTCTTACTCACCCACGCAGGAGCTTGTTCCGCAGCCTATTATTCCGCCGGAGGTGTTCGGATGAAAACTGTTGATGTCACACTCTATGAATTGACAGATACCGGATACAAGGACAAGACAAACAGACCGATTATGAAAGAAACTCCTGTGACGGTCAGCGATTGCTTGTATGCTCCTGTTTCCACTGAGGATGTGGTTAATACACTCAATCTGACGGGCAAAAAGGCTGTATATCAGCTTGCAATTCCAAAAGGTGATACACATAACTGGAAAGATGCCAGAGTTGAATTTTTGGGCGAAAAATGGCGCACAATAGGCATCCCGGAGGAAGGCATTGAAGGCAACATTCCTTTGAAGTGGAACAGAAAAATCAAGGTTGAAGTCTATGAGTAAAAAAGTGGAAATTGAACTGATCAGCTCCGGTGTGCGTGAATTGCTCCAATCTGATGAGATCAGAGGGTATTGTGAGGAATTGGCACATGATGTGGCAAGCAGGGCCGGAAATGGTTATGAGGTTGATTCTATGGTAGGTAAAACCAGAGCAAATGCTTCAGTTTATGCCGCTACCAAAGAAGCAAACAAGGATAACCTTGAAAACAACACACTTTTGAAAGCTCTTGGAGGTTGATATGGCTATTGAATATGCAATGCTTAAATATCTCAATGATCATTTAAACGGGATCCAGGCATA